GTAGCTAAAGCTGCCGAGCGTGGTCGTGCTTCTCGCGCTGCTGTTCAAGCTAATCGCGCAAAACGCGCAAAAGAAGCCGAGGATAAGTACGACGCTACCCGTGCTTCCGATATGGAAGCTGGTTTTGCCAAGGGTGGTAGTGTTCGTGGTGGTGGCTGTGAGCAGCGTGGCAAGGCTCGTTGCAAGATGTATTAAAGGTAAATACTATGCGTGATTATCGTACCCCTACGCCTGAAGAAGCCCGCAAGCTTGCGATGGCACGTGAAATGATGCAGCGCGGGATCTCTGAAGAACGCGATCCTTTGACGCGGTTTCTTCCTACCGGGCGGGCTTCTGCGGCACGTGAAATGCGCGGCGCTAATCGTATGCGTAATGAAGTCCCTATGGCTGCGCGTGAAGGTGAAGCGTATAATCAGGCTGGTTATGCTGATGGCGGTTCTGTTGGTGGCGGTATGACTCGTGGTGATGGTTGTGTCCGCAAGGGCCACACCAAAGGTACGGTACGTTAGTGTGAAAACCGTTCGCAAGCGCGATGGCGATGAGCCGGTAAAGCTCTACGCTGAAGGCGGGAAGACCGGACTGTACGCGAATATCCACGCTAAACGCGAGCGGATTGCCGCTGGTAGTGGTGAGAAGATGCGTAAGCCAGGAGCCTCCGGCGCACCTACTGCCAAGGCGTTTAAGCAGTCGGCTAAAACGGCGAAGAAATAATGGCAACTTCAGGCACGGCGATTTTTAACCTTGACTTAGTAGAGTTAGTCGAGGAAGCTTTTGAACGCTGTGGTACAGAGATGCGTACCGGTTACGACCTGCGCACTGCTCGTAGAAGCCTGAATTTGATGTTTGCCGACTGGGCTAATCGTGGAATTAATCTGTGGACAGTTGAGCAGGGCAGCATCGCGTTATCGCCCGGTACGGCCACGTATCCGCTGCCGGATGACACTGTAGACCTCCTTGAGCACGTAATTCGCACGGGCGCAGGTAGCGCGTCTACGCAAGCGGATTTAAGCATCACGCGCATCTCAGTCTCCACTTACGCGACGATCCCCAACAAGCTGACCCAGGCGCGGCCTATTCAGGTCTACATCAACCGGCAGAGCCCCACGCCGACCATCACCGTATGGCCAATCCCGGATAACACAACCACATATACGTTTGTGTATTGGCGCTTACGCCGCCTTCAGGACGCCGGGGAAGGTGTCAACACGATGGACGTCCCGTTCCGGTTTTTGCCCTGCATGGTGGCTGGGCTGGCGTACTATCTTGCGTTGAAGGTTCCTGAAGCGATGCCCAGGCTCGGGGTGTTAAAAGAGCAGTACGATAGTGCTTGGACCATTGCTTCCGAAGAAGATCGTGAAAAGGCGGCGATTAGGTTGGTGCCGCGTCAGATGTTTAATTAGTAATGGGTAACAAATTCGCTTCCGGCAAAAAAGCTATCGCCATATGCGATAGGTGCGGGCAGCGCTTTAAGTTAAAAGAACTTAAAGAAGAGATAATTAAGACTAAGCGGTACAACCTCTTAGTTTGTAAAGAATGTTGGGATCCCGATCATCCTCAATTACAGTTGGGTATGTACCCGGTTGATGATCCACAAGCTTTACGTAACCCACGAAGAGACACCACTTACGTTACATCTGGCCCCAACGTGGTTGGTAATCCTACAATGGGTTCTAGGGATACTCAGTGGGGTTGGGCTCCGGTTGGCGGTGCCTCAGCTTACGACACAGGCTTAACACCTAATTATTTAGTCGCTACTACTTACGTCGGTAGTGTCACTGTAACGCTCGTTTAGGAGAGCATGATGAAGAAGAATGGTACTACTGTTAAGGCTGCTGTGCACAAGCACGAGAAGGCCAAGCATCCGGGGCAACCGCTGACCAAGCTCAAGTCTGGTGGTGGAGTGAAGATTCGTGGCACTGGTGCAGCCAAAAAGGGATTGATGGCACGCGGCCCGATGGCGTGAGGTTGACATGAACTACCCGGACGCTGCCTACATCTATGCCATAACCAATAAGGTCAACGGGCATATGTACATTGGCAGCACGGTCAACTACACTGGGCGTTGGAATACCCATCGAAGCACGCTTAAGCGCGGCGTCCATCATTCTTTTATTTTACAAAAAGCGTGGGATAAATACGGCGCTGAATCCTTTACTTTTAGTGTTTTGCTTGTTTGTCCTAAAGACTTACGCATAGAGTATGAAAAACGATTGATGCCTTTAGAGCACTATAACGTACTTCGTACTCCTAAAGAGACACCTATTCGTGCTAGTAGAAAGCACTCTGAGCAGACAAAACAAAAAATGTCTGCGGCGCATAAAGGTAAAATTTTTACTGACACGCATCGCGCTAACATGGCCGATGCTGCACGGAAGCGTGTATATACTGAAGAATTTGCAGAAAAAGCTAGAAAGCGCATGCTGGGTAACAAACCCAACGACGTAACTAGGGCTAGACTTTCTGCCGCTAATAGTGGTCGTATATTTTCTGATACGCATAAAGCTAAGCTTAGCGAAGCGGCACTTAAGCAAGGGATACAAAAGCGTATTAGTATTCTAGAGAAGATTGCCAAAGTTGACGCAATGCTAGCTACAGGCGTACCGGTATACAAAGCCTTAAAAGTTTACAAAATGTCTTCTGCTACATACTATAAGTATACTAAGCATAAGCTTGCAGGAGAAACGTCATGAATTATACGGACCTTTGCAATAATATAAAAGACATAACAGAAAATACGTTTACTACTGATCAGTTAAATCTTTTTATAGCTCAATCGGAACAGAAAATATACAACTCTGTTCAGATTGCAAACCTCCGTAAAAATGTTACGGGGCTTTGTACACCAAACGTCAAGTATTTGCAGTGCCCAAATGATTTTCTTTCCGTTTATTCTCTGGCCGTTATTGCTGCTGATGGCTCTTACTCCTATCTTTTGAATAAAGACGTAAACTTTATTCGGGCTGCGTACCCTAACCCAAATACTGCCGGCCTGCCTAAGTACTATTCGATATTCGGCCCTCGTAGTACGGATGAAAAAGAGCTTGCGTTCATCGTAGGCCCTACTCCTGATTTAGCGTATACCGCTGAACTGCATTACTACTATTATCCTGAGTCAATTGTTACGGCTGGTACTACTTGGCTCGGTGACAACTTTGACTCTGTGTTACTTAACGCTGCTCTCCTTGAGGCTATTCGCTTTATGAAGGGTGAGCAGGATATGGTAGCGTTGTACGATAAAATGTTTGCGGATTCATTGGTACTGCTAAAGAACCTTGGTGATGGTAAGCAGCGTGAAGATGCGTACAGGTCGGGTCAAGTCCGTAACCCGGTGCAATAATGGCAATCGTCCAGACACAGACAACAAGCTTCAAAGCGGAGCTTTATCAGGCCATTCACGACTTGTTGAATGACACCCTGAAGATTGCCCTTTACACCGCCAGTGCAGACCTTACGGAAGCCACCACGGCATACACTGCCACGGGCGAGATTACGAGTGCTGGTTACACGGCGGGCGGCGTCACGGTCACTGGGGTGACGGTGAATTCTTCGGGGTTCACGGTTTGGGTCTCGTTTGACAATCCTTCGTGGACTGGTGCGTTGACCGCTAGGGCTGCGCTTATCTACAATTCCAGTAAAGCAAACCGCTCTATCGCAGTGCTGGATTTTGGGTCTGACAAGACCTCGGCTGCTACTTTTACCATCACTCTTCCGGCTAATACGGCGACAACCGCCTTGATCCGGTCTTCTAACTGAGGAGTTATTATGTCTGTTGATAAGGTTGGAGCCGCTGATATTGCCAGCGCAACTTGTGTTTATAATGGTCGCCCCGATGAGCAAATTGGCATTGCTGGTCGTTACGAAGTTGTTTGTTACGATAAAGACGGTAGTATCAAGTGGCAAGATGTAATTGACAATCTTGTGGTTACGGTTGGACGTAACTTGATTCTTGATACGGTGCTGGGCAATAGCGCTGCCGGTGCAGTTTACATGGGACTCAAGGGTACGGGCACTGCCGCTGCAACGGATACACAAAACCCTGCCAGCCCCGCTCGCGCTTGGAATGAAGTTGGCGGTACTAACGCCCCCGCTTATACCGGCGATCGTAAGACGATTACGTCTGCTTTTAGTTCTGCCAGCAGTGGTAGCAAGGCACTGTCTTCTGCACAAAGTTTTGCAATGACCAGTTCTGGTACTGTTGCCGGCTGCTTTGTTAACATCGGTGGTAGTGCAACTAAAGACAATACTACTGGTACGCTGTTCTCTGCTGGTGACTTTACTGGTGGTTCTAAGACTGTAGCTAACGGAGATACTATCTCTGTTAGTTATACTGCGGCTGTTACTTCTTCTTGATTAGGAGCTTAAATGGCCACCTACATTGAACTTCAGCAACTCATGTCGTCGCCGACGATTGTCGATCTGCGTTCCCGCATCATGCAGGCGACGATCCAGAAGGCGTTTGTCATCGGGCAGTCGCAGCAGTCGCCCGTGACCTCGGCCAAGCAATGGGCTGCACAAGCACTGAGCGACCCGAACTCCATGCAGACGGAAATGCTCAACTACGTCATCGCGGCCAACTCGGCTAAGACGACAACGGAAATCGCAGCACTGACCGACGCCCAGGTGCAGGTTGACGTCAATAACGCCGTTGACAAGCTGCTGCTCGTCTAATGACCGCGCCCAAGATCGCCATATGCGTTGCGTCAAGCGGGCACTGCAAAACGCAGTTCGCCATGAGTTTGGCGGCGTTGATGGCGTACTTTCACAGCAAGCCTTTGGCCCCCGAGGAGCCCGATCAGTACATCGGGCAGTTTCTCGTCGAGTCTTCAGGGCTGGCGCACAACCAGCATCAATTGGTGCTGCGGGCTAAGGACTGGAAGGCCACGCATATCTTGTGGGTTGAGGACGACATGATGTTCCCGCCTGACTCGCTGCACCGGCTGTACGCACGGCGCCAGCAGTGGGTCGGAGCCAACTACCCCATGAGGGCAGGCCCGCCGTTTGAGTTCACGGCGCTCGGCCTGGATGGCAAACGGGTCTTTACCGGGCCGGAATCAACGGGCCTGGAGCGGTGCTTGTACACGGGCTACGGCGTCACGCTGATGGACATCACGATCTTCGACAAGATCGAGCAGCCGTACTTTGAGATGTCCTGGGTAGGTGACGGGCACTACGCCACCACCGACGCTTATCTGGCCGACAAGGTCCGCAAAGCAGGCATCCCAATCTACGTTGACCACGATCTCAGTCAGCAGGTCGGCCACGTTGGGCATCACGTATTCAATTGTCCCGAAGTCGCACATTGGAAGAAGATGAATCCCGAGGTGAAAGATGGCAAATGAAGCGATCTGGGCAACGCTAAGTCAGGTGACGTTGCAGTCGTCTGGGGCGTCTGCGGCATCAAACGCTATTGTCTCGGCTGGTACGCTGGCATCCAGCCAGCACAGTATGTATACGTCGGTCGATCTGGTGCTTAAGGGCACGATGGCCGCGTCAATTGCCTCAAACAGCAACTACTTCAGCGTGTACGCCAGGGCGTTGGATATTGACAGCACTGATGACGCTTCGGCACCAAGCTCTTCGTTGAAAGCTAAGTTCGTCGGCAACTTTCAGTTCGCCGGGTCATCGGCGTCTGCTGCACAAACGGCGTTTCTTGAAGACGTTCAAACGTCTTGGGCACCTACCGAGTTCTACATTGAGAACTTGACCAACGCCACGCTCAATGCCGGGTGGACGTTGAAGGCTACGCCTAAGACTATTAAGCCGCTGTGATATGCCAACATACGGCGTAAAGCAACAAGTTGCTCAGCCGCAACAGCCAACCGGAGTAGTCACTACCGGTTTGGGGCGTGGCTTGCTGCTTGCGGCTAATTTCGGCGCAGGTGTATTCGATCAAACGGTGTTTCGCCGTCCATTGACGGTAAACGGTACGCTCACCAAGATTGCTACACAAGCCGGTATCGGCGTTGGTGGGTTTAGCTCTTCCAATTACATAGGCTTTAACAATCCTATAAATGGTGACAACACAGGTGGCAATGCTGCCGGTTCAGTATTTGCACTGGTTAGAAATGCAACTACTAATAATCAGGGCTTTTGGACTTTAACAAGTGCCGGCGGCTCGAATAATCAAGATCATTTACCGTTTAGTAATTTAATATATACGACTGCATTAGCTAACGGACGATGGGCAAACGGTATTCCAGTCCCCAGAGGGGTTTCGTCTTTGCTGTTGCCAACCAGCGTATGCATAACTAGAAGCGCCTCGCTTTTTCAAGTTTCATCATCAGTTTGTTCACTTTTTGTAAACAATATATTTGTAACAAGCGCCAGTGTCAATCTTCCGCCAATCAATTCTGCGTTTAGGTTGGGGAGTAATTCGCAAACTAGCGAGGCGTATAGTGGCGCGTTCTTGATG